TATTATTACCTCTAGACCTCATGTGTAGTGCAACTGCTGTGTAACTTGCCCTACACTCCTTCGTCGGTTCCGACATTCCGAACTTCTGCCCCACACATTCTACCCCACAAATGTTTTGTTATATAAAGAATGCTATTTCTTGCTTGAGAACAGTGAAAATCAATGTCTTCTCAATGCCTCCCAGTCGAAGCCGAGCGTTCATCTTTACCTGGAACAACCCGACCGCCGACACCGAAGCCGCACTGGAATCCCTGGCTGGCTACAGTTATCTCACCTTCGGCCGAGAAACCGCTCCTACCACTGGAACGAGACACCTCCAAGGCTATATACGCTTCACAGACGGAAAATCCCTTCGATCAGCCCGCCGCCTTCTTAACGGAGCCCACGTTGAAGTCGCCCGCACTATTCGGCAAGCTATCGAATATTGCCACAAGGAAGGAGACTTCGTTGAATTCGGTACCCGCCCCGTCGACGATGCCGCTCGAGGAGACATGGAAAAAGCCCGCTGGGAAATTGCTTGGACTAAAGCTAAGACCGCCGACCTTGAAGAGATCGATGCTGACATCCGAGTACGATGCTACTCAGCCCTTACGAGAATCCAAAAGGATTACATGGTACCCCCTCTCCCTCTCCCAGCCCCGTGTGGATTATGGATACATGGTTTGTCCGGTGTCGGGAAAACATTTGCCGTGTACCAGGCATATCCAGACCTCTATTCTAAGAACGCCAGTAAATGGTGGGACGGCTATCAGAACCAGGACCACATCCTCTTTGACGACATGGACCCAGATGTCGGAAAATGGGCAGGAAGATTCTTTAAAATTTGGGCAGATGAACGACCATTTATTGCAGATATTAAAGGAGGATCCATTTCTATTCGACCTAAGATATTCATCGTCACTTCCCAGTACACCATTGACGAGTGCTTCGGAGAAATCCAAACTCGAATGGCTTTGTCTCGCCGCTTCAGAATTATCGAAAAACTTAGCCTAGACCATGAAATAAACATTTAGCTTAGGGTTTTTTAGGGTTTTAAATAAAATAATATGTGCAAGATTTTTATTGGGGGTTGGTTTGATTATTTTTAACCAAATGAATCTACTACTCCTATATTCTTTGTTCCGCCATCATCATCGACAAGAGTATAAACATTAGCAGCGTAAGATGTTGTTAATCCAGTTTGAGAAGTATAAGCATTATTTGATGGACGAACTAAACATCCTACACCGAAGGTTGTATTTACAGTACCGTTAATTTTGATTGGTGATAAGTAAACTTGGGTATCTGCAACATATGGATCATTCAGGTTCCCGCAAGGTGAGCCGCGTTCAACGAACATTAAATGGTGTGTAAGACCATTAAGATTTCCTTTGTTTAGGATAATTTTAGCTGATTCTACCCATTTGTTCATGTGCATGTATATGGATAGTCTTCTGACTTCTCCGCCATTCATGCAACATCGTAATTTGTAAACTTCCTTGAAATGTTTCTTGAATAGAGCACCTCGGGGCTCCATTCCAGGAAAAGTTTGTGATACAGATCCTAATCCTTTTTCTTGGTCAATTGATGTTGCCCAAGTGTTTGATGGTAGATTATATGCGCTAGTTACATCCGAGAATGCCAATTGGTCAACTTTTGCTCTAAATAGATAAATGTCTACGAAGCATATTGCTGGAGACAAATTGACGAATTCTATTTCAGTTTTGATATAACTGACGTAAATTCTGGCTTGCGCTCCTGCTGTTGTTAAATTTGGCGCCAATGCTTGCCATGCGGCGTTTTGTTGATAAGCGTTTTGAACTATGTCCCATAGAGATTGTCCTTTTAAGTATACAGCTACGTCATTAACTTCTTGTGTACTTGCTTCAGTTGCTGTATTAACGTGGGTGAAAGCTGCTAAATACTGTGAAGTAGTATAAGCACCCAATTTTTTAATAAGTTTTGCTTGTTTTTTATTTGATTTTCCAATGTTGACAATTGTGTTGATAACATTTCCACCACCGTTGACACTTGTATGAAGTTCTTTTGCTTCCTCTTTTGGTTTGCTTTTTTTTTTGTAAACTTTTGGCGTTGGAGAATTCCAGTATGCTTTCGCCTTTTTTCCAAGCCATTTTCCTGCAGCATCAGCGACTTTGAATGCCGCTCTTGATGCAGAAGCATTGTAAGGAATTGTTCTTTGTCCTTGCGGTGTTGTTTGAATAACTTTCCCGCGTTTGCGAAATCGTCGGCCCATAATTTAATAGTAGCAAATTATTCCGATGGTTTATAATGAGCTGCACGAATTTACACATCAGGGTCTAGAGC